TTGTCAAGAACGCCAGAAATAGCGCCACTCACGTTTACCAACGCAGTGCCAGCAGCATGAGATCCGGAGACCCACACGCCTGAGCCGCTAATATCGTCCAATGTGAAGTACATGGATCGTTCTCTATAATTCGTGTAAGGACTAGCAAACATATCGCTCACCATTCCGCCGCGAGGGCGCAAGAGATCGATAGTTGAAGCATCATATGTTGTTCCGCCCGCAGTTCGAGTTGTCTGAAGGCCGAAATAAGCATCCGTGGGATTATTGAGATTGCCGTCAGTAGCATTGACTCTGAACTCTGGAGCTGGGTAAAGGACCGAGCAGGTTAAAGCCACACTTCTGACACCGGCGGGGCCGGCGGCCGCCCGACAAGCACCACTGACGATGAAGGGTCCATTGAGAGCCCATCCACTAGCACCGGCAGCATCGCCGAACGCGAAAGTTCCAGTATTTGGCCGCGCGTTGTCATTAGTTGTTGAACCACTCACCCAGTTTCCATCATAACCTGCGGCGGCTACTTCACCATCTCCTAAAGTGGCATCATCTGCATACTTAAGGATTCCCTTAAAACCGAAGGGAAGCAATCCAGCGTTTTCGCCAACCAAGTCCTCATTAACAGCGACGCGAATATATTGAGATACATTATCATAATCTCCAACCTGGACATATCGTCTTTCGTCGCTGTTCCAAGAGGTAGATTTATCGCCAATTTTACGCGCGATGTAGCTCAGGGACTCAGGATTAAGATTGCAATCGTTGAACTGCTCGACAATTCGGACGACATTATCGGTGTCATCCAACTTTCTTACAACAACAGAGAAAGATCCATAAGCATTAGATTCGTTAGTTGAAACCTTAATATCTTGAATGGAGACCTTTAAGTTCCTGTTGGTCCAATCGCCAGCCTGATTTAAGGCATGAACCGTAAATAATGTCGGCATCGCCTCGACGCTATAAGCATTAGAGCCTTCGGCGCGCTGAAGAGTGTCGCATCCAATGATTGCTGGCGTTTGAGCGCTCTGAACTTTGGTTCGAAAATCATCGCCTTCGTTGCTCCCGGAAACTAACCTCACAATGGCGGCGAAAGTATCTCCCGAGCTGGGGATGCTGGCCTTCATGTGGCGGTCGAAAGACTCGCCTAACCAGTAATTGTCTCCAGCACTCGCTGCAACAATACTCTGATTTGTTCTTTGCGGGGTGGTATTAAACACTGTGCGCAGATACTTTGAATCATTAAGAGTAAAATTAAATGTAGTTGTTTTGCTCGCGCCTGCACCGGTGGCATTATTGATGATCATATTGAACTCGTAGGGCACTCCAGTGTCTTTTACCACGATATCCGATCCTGTCAGAAAAACACCGCTGCCAGAAGGGGTCGGTCCATCGGTGGTGGCCACGTTCCCGCTTAATTGTATATAAGTGCTCGCTTTGGTGGTATAGAAAATAGCAGCCAGGGTGCTCTCGAAAGAGCCAGTTCCAATTGTATTGGAGTCGAGGGCCGTTAACGGCTCAAAAACAACGAGACCCCACGCTTTGCCGTCGTCGCCGCCATCCCAACCAGCTTGGCCTCCGCCGGTAGCACCCGCAACCTGATTTCCCAGAAGACGAACGAAAGTTAAGGGGGCACTATTCCGAAGGTATGCTTGGGCCGCATAAGCACCATAAGTGGGAGCCGACACGTTGGCACCCAATCGCCACACATCTCCGTTAGCATTGCCGGGGATTGGAGCGCCGAAGACATTTACAAATTCAGAAAACGAATTAACTGTAACGGGACGCAAACCAGGACCTTTTTCTGCGCGTCCAATAACAACCGGACCGATCCCTGCGGGGGAAGCCGGTAATTGGGAGTTATCGATTTCATTGACGAAAACTCCTGGGGATACAAATCTATAATTTTTTATTGACATTCGTTTTTGTCTCCTAAACCTGGGATATCGTTATTAAATAGTATTGACCGGTCGCAATGGTATCTAATCTCTATAAAATCCATCCTTAATACTGCTGGGGATATCTCCAAAAATTACCTTTTCCCGGGAAAGCTTAAATTCCACCGCGTTTTCTCGTTTCACAATCATGGGTCTTTCCTGATTGGGGCCCTCACCAATGAGGTATCCGAGTACCTCGATATTAATGGTATTTTCATAATTTCTTCGCTCCATTCCCAGATTGGCCTTGTTCGATCCGTTTGCAAAATTACCATCAATAAAGACTTCATAAAAATGGTTTTCATAACTAATTCTCTTTGGCATCCGTGAGTTGCCGGGAATCGTTATAAAAGGTCTTATCAATTCATTGAGTTGCTGTTGATATTCAGTTCTTAAAGTAATTTCATAATTTACCATTATCCATGTTGGAATGGGTATCGTGATGGTTTCGTAAACCACCCTTTGTGTTGACATATTTCTTTTATTAGAGTCGGCCATCTTTCCAGAAACGTTTTTATTGGGACCATATTTCCTTTTAGAAAAAGCATTTTGAAATTCAGCTGTCTTTTTTTGATTAATCTGTCGGGCAATTGTGATGGTGCCACCCTTTTCATCATTAACGGGGTATAAATTAGCATATATACTGCCTTTTCTGGTTGGATCTTTAGTGACGGACGATCGATTAATAGTAATCAATGGTAAAATCAAGGTTTCTTCCTTGTCCCTCAACTCTTTGTTATGTTTGACCTGATATGCCCTTTCGGCCGACACCCAAATAACAGGCACCTTTTTAAATCCATCATTTGCGGTAACAGATAAATTTAATTCTTCATCAATAAACTTTAGCATTGCACCATCAATAGTTTCTAATGACGATGGCATAATTTCTATTTCTTTAAGTTTTTCCTCGACTCCTTTATCGCCCACATAAGCAAACTTATCAAATTTACTTCTTATCTGACCTTCTGTTTTTTTGCTTCTTGCCATGATTGGTCCCCTTATCCTACGTATATGCCACCAGGCACATTTTGAAGCACCTTGGCGGTAGAATCTTGTAGGGTGGAATCCTTGGCGGCCATCTCGGCGTATGTAAGCTGATCGAGAGTCTCTTTAAGCTCAGCCCTTAAAGCGTCCTGTTCGGCCTTCGACTGACCCAACAAGTCCGCAGCGTTTAAAGTTACACTCTCGCCAGGGATTGGCACTGTAGAAAACTTTCCTCTCACTTGGCCCAATATTTCTTTAGTTAAGGCTAAGGCGAACCTACGAATCCATTGTTTACCAATTGCATTAATACTTTCATAGGGGATATTTTGGAATGGTAAGGTATTCATGTTATTAATACCGTCAATTCCAGATTTTGGCTGGCCAGTCCCATCTTCCCACGGAGCATATTGCTGATCAATGGTAAATTCTACCCAGAATTTTGTTGGACTTGAGTTATCAGGCCGCGGGAAGAGCCTTAAGTTATTATCTTTTAGTTCATATGAATAGTGAGAAATTCGTGTCCACAGTGCATCTTCATAGGCTTGAGCCTGTAATTTGTTTTGCCACGTCGGCACAATTTCAAAAGTTGAGTCGTCTGCAAATTGGCCGTAAGTCCTCATATTGCCAACAACCGAGAATCCTCCATAATAACCATAAAACCTCCACATAGCGCGCGGGGTTTTAAAAAACACTTTACGAATTATCACCCTTTTGTCTTTAACCTCTCCATAATAAGGGACCGACGCAGTTAAATCCGACGAACTCGATAAGATCGTTTGTAGATCGTAGTCTTGTTGGCCGGCGACCATCCTAATGGAACCCGAATAGATGGGAAGTGTACCCCCCAGACCCACTTCTGTGATGGTTCTTTCCGAAACACGGCGTGCAAATCCGTAATCAAAGCGGGGATAGTTAAGTTGCACGTTGGATCCCGATAAATCATCGCCGCTCACAATCTGGCCATCTTGGTCGAAAGATGCGGTTGCAGCACCTAGTAGATTGGATAAAGAATTTTTGCTCTGATGTATATTAACAATATAAGAATATTCTAAAACTGCTTCTTCGTATGCAGAATAAACACTTCCCTCTGCCAATTCAATATCTAATACATCTCCGCCGAGTTTTTTATAGGTATATGCTACCTGATCGGCAGCGCCTGATAAAAATGCAGTCGATGCCGCATATATACCAAAAGGCAACGTAGCTGCCACGCTCGACACCGAACCTGTTACGGTCAAAACATTTGAATTCGAAGTGGAGGCTGGATTTAGATTTGGAATGGCCATTAAAAGATCCTCTTTAAACTATTACTAAATAGAAAGCCCCGCCTCAAAAGAGACGGGGCTTTAACTATTTTGACCTACGTCAGACTTACGGTTAAGTTAAATCGCGAACGACAACTAATCCATACATATCTGGACGAACCATCTTCTTGGCATATCGAGTCATCACGCCCTTGCGAGGCACAAAGTCTTCGACGCCGAAGATCGTCGGGGTGGTCTGCAGCGGCACATAAGGTGCATACACATAACCACTCTCAAGGAAACTACTTCCACGTCGACCCACAAGGATCAAATTACGCGGGAAGTAAGGATCGACCATAATGTCGAACTTCTTCGAAAGCGAACCAACCTTAACAGCACCCGCGTCTCCGCGGTCGCTATCAGCAGTCACATTGGCACGGAAGCCAGCAGTAAACTCAAGGATGTTGGCAACTTCAGGTGAACACACGATGAAGTTAGCAGCACCACGCAGAGTCTTACGGTGGATCTGAGCCGAGACATCATTAATAGTCTCAATGAGCGTTTCATACCACTCACTCACATTACCAGTGAAATCAGGCGTTGTAGACGCACCGACTTCCTCACCAGTAGTCCTCTCCACAAATCGACCTGCAGCACGCGACCAGTAACGAGTACCGGCGGTTGCACCGCGCACGAGATCCTCCAGAATCTCGCGATCAATCTCAAGAGCAATCTGCTCCGAAAGGATCTGGGTCAGCTCCACCTCGGCATCAAGGTTGTGGTAGGCGTTAAGATCTTGTCCTAACTCCGGGGTCCACTTGGCCTTGAGCTTCTTGGTGATAGCCGTGACAGCCACCGAATCGACCTTGATGTCGATCTCGGGGATTCCGGCTTCATTTTCCAGTCCCCATCGGGTTGTCGGAACAACAGAACCAACTGCGTTGACAGTTCCGTCAAAGTTATCAGTCTCAGTATATGAGGCTGTATCGCATGCCGTAAGGGCAAGACCTGCCGCGACAGCGGACGCAGTGTTCTGCATTACCAGAAGAATCTGCTCCGAATCGCGGAAATCAGTGCGAGTCAAACGTCGAACGTGCCGACTTTCCAAGCCAATGGCCATGCCTGGACGCGTCGTCGACGCCGGCGTTCCATCATAAAGCTGAACCGCGACAAAGTCCTTCGCATTCCACTGATCG